GAGTACGAGGCCATCGAAAACAACTACACCGTCCCGGCAAATGGCGCGCAGGTATTTCCGTTCAAGACCCTGCATGTAACAGAAGTTACCACCATAGCTAGCACATTCAGTACGTTTGCTGTAACGGAGAACATCAACAACCACGTTTTCTACCAAACGGCGCACGTAGCAGACGGCACAACTATTACTTTAACGAGTGGAAGCATCCTTCAAGGTGTAGATAAAGCACCAGTGGCAGGCACTTCTACAGACCTCGTGAGGAGCAGTGGCGAGATGCTCTACTTCGGATCAATTCGCTAGGAGATCGAAATGGCGACTCGAACATCGACATCAATAGGGCCGAACAAAAAGGTAAAGGCTTATACCAACAATGGAACCGAACCTGTTGTGGTAACGCTTTCACTTGTTAGTGAAACGGCAACGGCCAACCCGCAGGTGAGCGTGAAGATAGATAATAGCTCTACCCGTCAGTTTGATTACAACATAGATGACTCATCTGTTTCTCAGCTTATAAACAATGGGTTCTGGATTGGATTCGACGGGTCAAGCATCACCCCGACCTTTGGGCCTAGCACTAACGTAGGCAAATGTGGGATGAACGTATCCAAGTCGAGCGGAAACAATTATACGCAGGGCTACAACAACAGCTATCCATTTGATCCGTATTTCATCCTAGAGCCAAGTGAAGCTGGCATGGGGGCTGATTGGACGTATGGCGGCTTTTTTAAGAACTCCGGCTCTAGCGTATACCATTACTCAGACCTATCGGTATTTACAAATACCGACTTCGAGGATGCTAACAACGGTCAAATGCCATCAGGGCAAGACCATAGTTCAAGCATAAGCTACTACGATAATTATCTTGGTGGAACCATGCACTGCCCTTATTACAACTTTGTAATAGGGTTTCAGGCTAACTCCTATTCCACCATGAGATACATGTACACCAAAAGCTCATCCCACAACTCAAACAGGTCAACAAACGGGTGGATTTATAGTACTTTTGGCGGGGCAAATCCGCAATCCTATCGTCCAGATGCAGACGGTCAAAACCCCGGAGCTTCGGGCGAGAACGGCTGGTGGTGGAGCGGAAGCCACGGCATCTATTTATTTAATAAATCAGTTTATAGTGGCGGTGATTACAACTTGTTTGACACTACAACTGTACTGGGAGAGTCGCGCTACGCTGGTACTGACGTATCAGTAAGTGACATCGACAACCTTATGAGCAGTAGTTATGTTCCTGTCCACATTGATTTTCGTGGCGGTGCTAATGCAAACGAAGTCAATTACCTCGCGCACAATCCTTGGGACAACAAGACATACATCCGTGCCGTAAGCACAAGCGCAGACCATGACGGGGTTGTGGAATACACAAAAGGTAGTAGGGCGGCGGGTAACGCCTCCGGACGGGTTACAACTGGAAACGGCAACAGCTTCAAAGACTCTGCTTGGGACGATGCGTTTACCACAGTTTCAGAAACAAGTTCAGAAAATGGAATATCGGGTCACACAACCCGTCCAATTTGTGTTGGCTATAAGCTGTGGGTATGTAGAAGCGGCTCAACAAGATACTTTTCTAATGACTTGTTAAATTGGAAAACCATCGACCAGTTTGATGCTACCGCCCCCGCTAGTTACACGATGATAAACGAAACGGGGACACTCTCTAATAACGGAGAGGCAGTTAGGTACTATGGAAAAGAAAGCACTGTAACAAAGAGACAAGTAGACGGATGGAGCGCAGTCCCAGTTTCAGGAACGCTAGAGAATAGGACTAGCGTAGGTAACTACGAAAGAACGGCTTTGGTCGTCCCTGCTGGAGAGTCTCTTTATGTCAACAACCATGACGCCTCTTCAAGCGTTGCTTGTAACGTGATAGCTATTGCTCTGTAGGAGAAAGTTATGCCAAGGAAAATTTCTCTAAACAGCGCAACAGGAGGCTCCGCAGGAGACTCTACAGTTAATGTCCCCGCTGAAATTATTGCCCACAACGACAAGAACGGCGTCGAGAACCTTATCAGGCGGTATGTTTTTTCTAATCCACAAGACCCAAGCCAGCAAGACATACTTATAGACGACAACATAGACTTTAATCTTGTGTCTGGTTACAAGGTAAGAATTAGAAATGTATCAACCAATTCTAATTCCGATCTGGCTTGGTACATGCCGGGGGGCGGAACTCATTACTACTACAACAGTTACCGTATTCACACCACAGTGACTTCAACCAGCTCTAACACCAACAGTGGGTTTCCTTGGACAGGACAGAGCACCATTGTGACGACGTACAACAGTAGCTATCACAACACGGTTTTGGCCGAGATATATCTGGACTCAAGAGAAAATAAATACGTTAGCTGGTTTACTAGGGCTACTCCCGGTGGAGAACAACCCTCTTACGGCAACGAGGCTAGCTCCACTGGTTATACCCAGAACGCTTGGACTTCAATAAACCTTAGAGCACTTAGCGCGACCCAGTTGAAGGCTCCTAGCGATCACGGGCCAATGACGGTTGAAGTGTATAAAATCAAAAGAGTAACGACCCCGCTAAACGATGGCGGCATCTCAACTTAATGTTAGAGCAGGGACGACAATCCCTATGAAATCCACTTATCCTTGGGAAAACTCCCGCTCCAAACTGAAACAGGAGAGTAATTGTGAGTAAGATCATTGTAGATCAGGTACAGAAAAACGGAGGCACGGCACTCACGCTACCCGCTTCGGATGCGTCTACTGCCAATCAGCCCTTGGTCTCCAATGCTTCTGGCACACTGGCGTTTTCACCCCTATCACTTCCAGCGTCCGATCCCGGCGCGAACAAGTTCCTTACCTCTGATGGTTCCAACCAGCTTCAAGCATCCAGCTTTTCTGTGCCTGCTTCGGCAGGAACTAGCGGTCAGGTGCTTACCTCAGACGGCGCTGGCGCGTCCACTTGGTCACCAGTTACCGCTGGCGGATGGGATGGCGCTTATGTTGTAAATTGCACAACCGCAAATGCCAGCACAATCACAGTAAACTGGACAGATGTTGTACCGGGAATTACAGACGCCGAGATTGCCCAAGTTCAAATCTCTCTTCTGAGCGTATCTTGCAGTAGCACCGGATACCTGCGTTTTCATGGAAGAAACGCTAGCGGCAACATCACAAGCGGCTACCTTGGTTACACGACGAACTACAACTACTGGGGTGCTGATTCAGATACCCAAGGCCACAACAGCAACAACGGCTGGTGGCAAATCCCTAACTATCAGCCTATGGCCTCGACAGGATATTCCTACGGTTCTGGTTTGACAGGTACCTTGGATTGGTACATCTTCAAAGATGATGCTTACGGCAACTACATGGTTCATGGAACCTACGGTTACCAGCAAAATACCAGCTATCAGGCCCCCAACGGCGAAAGAACGCAATGGGATAACTACTCAACCAGCACGCCGCCAGTAACCGCCAGCCATGGTTATGAGATGTCGGCGACCAGCGGAAACATAAATCGCGGATTTTTAATTACTCGCATCAAGAAGCGAACGTAATAGGAGTATTTAGATATGCCTACTTACAAATGGGAAGCTGGCGAACGTGTTCCAATGAGCGCGGAAGAAGAAGCCGCATATCAGGCTACCCTGCCTGATGCCGCCTACCAGGACGAAAAAACCGAAGTGGCAAACCGAGCTAGGCGCAATAAACTACTTGTGGACACAGACTTCCATGTCATCAAGGCAACTGAAGCTGGCTTGGCAACAGCCGCCGACATGGTTACCTACAGGCAGGCATTGCGCGACCTTCCAGACCACGCAAACTGGCCCAACCTAGAAGACGCCGATTGGCCAACCGCTCCCTAACCACTAGGGGGTGGTATCAGTGTCGGAACTGCTTTCAATATCAAAGGCAGAGCTTGAAGATATTATCCTCAAGTCTGCCAGACGAGGCGCTAAGCAAGCCTTAGACGACTTGGGCTTAGACGACGAGTCTGCCCAGAAAGACGTTTATGAGCTTAGACAACTCTTAGACGCTTATCGCGCTGTCAAAAAAGGGATGCTTGTAACATTTGGTAGGCTAATCGCCTTGGCCATAGTATCCTTTGCGGCAGGTAGTTTTTTTATGACCCAAATAGGGGGCGGTGACTGACATGAAAGGCCGTAAGAAATCCAGAAAGACAACCAAGTCCATTGCTGATCGAGCGCACAAGCCCGTCATTGGTACGGTTAAGAAGCGCACCAAGCCGCGAGGTATGAAGAAGTAATGGCTAAGCCTGCGAAAGGCAAGGCCAAAGTCAAAGTAACCAAGTCTGGCAAGCGCGTCAGTTACGGGCAAGCAGGCAAGGCGAAAGGCGGCGGCCCGCGAGTCAAGCCCGGTACGTCCAAGGGCGATTCCTACTGCGCACGCTCTCTTGGCATCAAGAAGCGTCTGTCCAAGAAAAAGCAAAACGACCCCAACACGCCCAACAATCTCAGCCGTAAACGCTGGAAATGCAAGGGCGCGAAGTCAATGAAATGAAGACCAAATCCATCAAGGCGCTTGGACGCCGCACTCAAACTGGCAACATGAAGCACAACGATTGTCCGTGTACCAAGAAGCGAGTGCCTGCAAAAAAGGGTGGCAAAAGGTAATGGCAAGGAAACTGACACCAAAGCAACAGAGGATAGCTAGAGTCGCTAAGCCAAAGAACAAGATCACTGGCGCTGACTTTAAGGGGTTGAAGCGTGGCAGGAAAAAGCAAAAGTAAGTCTAAGTCCAAAGGCAAGAAGGACGCTTGCTACAGCAAGGTAAAGGCCAGATATAAAGTCTGGCCTTCGGCGTATGCGAGTGGCGCATTAGTTAAGTGCCGAAAGGTCGGCGCTAAGAACTGGGGCAACAAGAGTGCCAGCAAAAAGAAAAAGTAGCGGCAGTAACAGCCTGAAGAAGTGGTTCTCCCAGAACAATGGGAAAGGCTGGATAGACTGCAAAACAGGTAAGCCGTGCGGACGCCAGAAGGGCGAGAAGCGCAAGTCTTACCCAGCTTGCCGCCCAACGAAAGCTCAGTGTACGAGCGCGGCTAGCAAGAAAACTTCCAGCAAGCGTATAAGTTGGAAGAAGAAAAAATGAGTTCGTCTAAGAAGCTGAAAGAAATCATCGACTTAGAGAACTCGCCGGGGTGGCAACACCTCAACAAGATCATGGAAGATGAGATTTTGCAGGCGGCAATGCTGATTGCAGAATCCCCCAAGATGGAGCTAGACGAGATAAACTTTCGTCGTGGGGCTATATGGGCGGCGGCTCGTTGCAGAGAGTTACCCATAAAGGTGCGTGCTCAACTGGAGTCTGAGGTCGCACTAGGAGGGTCAACAGACCCATTTACTGAAGACTAACTCGACGCTACGGCTTCGACAGGAGATATAAAATGGCATTGCCTGAGAATCAAATGGCCGCAATCGACAACATTGCCGCCAAGCAGATGGGAGTTGCTCCGGCCACACCCGCCCCCACTCAACAGCAAGCCCCGGCAGAAAGACCAGATACGCCGCAAGAAGCCGCGTCTAAGGAGCTTTCTCCGACC